AGCTTCTCCTGCAGCTAAGAAAAGAAATCCAAACCTCAAGAAAGTCAAAGGAAAAGCGTATTGAATACCCCGTCATTCCAAGACGCCATCGATCAGTTAGATCTCAAAGGCATCGTCGTTCTCCAGAATCTCCTTTCTCAGCAAGCACTTAACCTTCTCCTTCAAGACGAAGGTAAAACCGAATCTAAGATCATAGAACTACAGAAACCTAAGTTAGCTACAGCTAGCTTTCTTCAAGGAATCAATTAAGTATGGCTGTCTATCGTGGACGTGAAGTCCGACTCAACCACGCCCTTCCTAAAGGTTACATCGAACCGATTATGATTGGAATTAAGCAGAAAGACGGGTCTATCGACACCGTTCCGTTAGATCAGTTGTCTTTCACAAAATCAGAAGCCGACGGTCTCCGTAAGGAAGCTAACGAACCTTATACAAATCTCAACATCATGGATGACAAAGACCTCCAAGCTCTTCGTGATTCTCAAGACCCAGACAAGATAAATCAACGAATCAATGCTTGATTCTCCTACTGTGATTGCTCTTCTTCTGACGATCTTGACATCAGTCGCCGGTCTGACTTGGTGGCTGAGTATGCGTTTCTCAGAACTCCGTCACATGGTTTACGAACAAATCGAGAAAACTGAAAAGATCCTCCTCGACAAGATCGAATACCACGAACGTCACGATGATAAACGGTTTAGCGATATCAGCAACGCGCTATGGGAAATCAGACTTCGTAACGCTGCTATCGAAGGATTGACGCATATCAAGAAAGAACGGGATGAAAGTTAAACCAGAAGTCCAGACAGCTAGGACTGAAAGACGTAAACTAGCCGAAGGCTCCTTAGTAGAATTCATAAATCTCGTCCATCCAAAGAGAGTTCTAGGTAACATCCACCGAGAAGTCATCTCATGGTGGACTTCTAGTCTTTCTAAGAACCATCAACTACTTCTTCTACCTCGAGATCACATGAAGAGTGCTCTCGTAGCTTATCGCTGTGCATGGGAAATCGTAAGAGACCCTACACTTAGAATTCTATATATTTCTTCTACAAGTAACCTTGCAACCAAGCAATTGAAATTCATCAAGGATATTCTTACTTCCGATGTCGTCAGACTGTATTGGCCTGAACTCATCAACAAAGAAGAAGCCAAGAGAGAAAAATGGACTGAAAGAGAAATCTCTGTAGACCATCCCAAACGTAAGGAGGAATCCATCCGTGATCCTTCAATTTTTACTGCGGGTCTCACTAGTAATATTGTTGGAATGCATTGTGACATCGCGGTCCTCGACGACGTCGTCGTCCAAAGTAACGCCTACCTCGAAGAAGGAAGAAATAAAGTAAAAGACCAGTATTCACTACTGTCTTCAATCGAAACTGTGGGAGCTCGCGAATGGGTTGTTGGTACCCGGTACCACCCCAAAGACCTGTACTCAAACTTAGTAGAAATGGAAGTCGATGAATACGATGAACTCGGGAATGTCATTAAATCCGAACCTCTCTTCGAGACAAAAGAATATCCAGTTGAAAGCGCTGGCGACGGAACTGGCGAATTTATTTGGCCAAGACAACAACGATCAGACGGAAAATGGTTCGGATTCGATTCGAAAGTCCTTGCAGATAAGAGAGCCCAATATCTTAATAAAATACACTTTAGGGCACAGTACTACAATGACCCACATGATGTTGACTCTTCACCGATACAACGAAACCTCTTCCAATACTACGATGCCAACTACATCCATCGACGAGACAATGCTTGGTACTTCAAGCGAGAACGCCTTAACGTGGTGGCAGCGGTTGATTTCGCGTACTCGACCGGTAAGAAAAGCGATTCCTCCTCGATTGTCGTGGTTGGAGCCGATGGGTCCAACAATTACTACGTTCTCGAAATCGATCGATTTAAAACCGACAAACCATCGGAATATTTCGCTCATATCCTGAAGCTCTATGAGAAATGGGGTTTCCGTAAGATCCGATGTGAAGTCTCGATTGCTCAGAAAGCTATCGTCGAAGGATTGAAAGAAGACTATATCCGTAAACAAGGATTGTCTCTTTCTATCGATGAATTTCGTCCTACCCGTTGGCAGGGAAGTAAACACGAACGGATCATGTCCGTTCTCGAACCCCGTTATGCTAACCATCAGATCTGGCATTACCAATCTGGCAATACACAAGTCCTAGAAGAAGAATTGATCTTCGCAAACCCAGCACACGACGACGTCAAAGACGCATTAGCATCCGCAATCGACTTCGTTACACCTCCTATTAATTTCTTCAGACACCATAGAGAAGACGATAACGTGATTAAATTCCATGCTAAATTCGGTGGCGTAGCTTAATGGCTGGTCAAGTCCTTGAACTCTTAGACATCATCAATCCAGACCAACTCGCTACTCGTATTACAGAGAAGTACGTATCTTGGGATGGTGCACGTCAGTTGAAGAAAAATGATTGGGAAGAAATCCGTCGTTACGTCTATGCGACAGACACGACTCAAACGACTAACGCTCAGTTGCCTTGGAAGAATAAGACGACCGTTCCTAAACTCTGTCAAATCAGAGACAACCTGTATTCTAATTATACAGCTACTCTGTTTCCGAAACGTAAGTGGCTGACTTGGGAAGCAGACGAGAAAGACTCCGATAGCCGTCAGAAAAGAGACAGTATCGTCAATTACATGGCATGGGTTATCGAACAACCGTCATTTAAACACGAGATGGATAAAATCATTCTCGATTACATCGATTACGGTAATTGCTTCGCCACCGTCGAATGGACAGACGAACGCGTCCAACAGAAATCACAGACTCAGTCTGGGTATGTAGGTCCGTCCTTACGACGGATCTCTCCATTAGACATGATCATGAATCCCGTTGCAGATAGCTTTACAACGACTCCTAAGATCATCCGTTCGATGATTGGAATGGGAGAACTCCGTGAACTCCTCGAACGAATGAGTAACGACGAGAATCAAGAAGAATATCAGACGTTATTCGATTATCTGAAGAATATCCGCTTCAGAGCTCGTGAATTCCAGGGCGATTGGACTATGCAAGACCGTCTGTATCAGGTAGACGGGTTTTCATCGTTTCGTCAATACCTGCAATCAGATTATTGTGAAGTCCTGACTTTCTACGGCGACTGGTACGACACAAATAACAACGAGTTCCAGAAAAATCGTGTCATTACAGTGGTGGATCGTCACAAACTTATCGGTAATAAGCCCAATCCTTCTTTCTTCGGCTACCCTCCTATTGTTCACTCCCCTTGGCGTAAAAAACAAGATAACCTTTGGGGCATGGGTCCTCTCGATAATCTTGTGGGTATGCAGTACCGCATGGATCACGTCGAGAACATGAAAGCCGACATCTGGGATCTAGTGACTTATCCAGTCCAGAAAGTCAAAGGTTTCGTCGAAGACTTCGTGTGGCGTCCAGGTGAAAAGATCTTTACATCCGAAGAAGGCGATGTCGAGCTTATCCAACCTGCTGTACAGATCATGCAGTCTAATTCAGAAATTCAGTACTTGTCTTCTACGATGGAAGAAATGGCTGGTGCACCTAAAGAAGCGATGGGATTTAGATCTCCAGGTGAGAAAACCAAATACGAAGTCCAAAGATTAGAAAACGCTGCAAGTCGTGTCTTTCAAAACAAAATCAACCAATTCGAAGAACAGATTGTAGAACGTGTCCTTAACTTCATGCTTGAGCTTGCTAGGCGTAACCTAGCCGGTTCTACAACGATCAAGGTATTCAACGACGACCTCAACATCGCGACTTTCCAGACACTCACTGTAGAAGACATCACTGGAATCGGTCGAATCCGTCCCATCGCGGCCAGACATTTCGCCGAACAGGCCGAGTTAGTCCAGAACCTCACATCACTTACTGGATCCGGATTGTGGGCTACAGTTCAGCCTCACTTCTCGGGTATCAAACTAGCTAAGATCCTTGAAGACATCTTCAATCTCAAAGACTACGAAGTCGTAATTCCTTACATCCAACTCGCTGAACAAGCTGACGGTCAACGTCAGGTTCAAGCTCTTCAAGAGCAACTTCATATGGAAGCAGGAACGGCTACAGGCATCGGTATGGACCACGATCTAGGTCCAGGTGGAACTCCTCCGCAGTTCCCACCCGGTCCTCAAGAGCCATCGACACCTCCACCTGGAGTTGGTCAATGATCTCTTCATGGACGAAACATCTCAAGACTGAAGAAGAAAAGCAGACATTCAAGAATACCGTCTTAGGTTCGAAAACAGCACTAAATCGCCTATCACAACTCCTAGACGAAGAACTCGAGAGTACGAAATACTCTCAACTAGATCCTAATAATTACGGATCTACAAACTGGCCTTATCTGCAAGCCGACAAGATCGGTTATGCAAGAGCGCTAGAAACAGTGAAGAAAATCATAAACCTCGACCAAGGAACTAAACAACTATGACCGATAGTCTTTTCAAAGACGTTGACCACAACGAAATCGACCCCAATAAAAACTACCTCTCAGAACTCGTCGGTGAGAACAAGAAGTTCAAAACCGCCGAAGATCTCGCAAGAGGTAAAGCTGAAAGTGATGCCTATATCAATACGTTGATCGCTCGTCAAGACGAACTTCGTGCTGATTACGAAAAGGTAGCAAACGAAGCTAAAGCCCAGGCTAAATTGCAGGAACTCATCGACCGATTAGAGTCCCGCCAGAATTCCGGTAGCGAACCACCCATAGCGAAAGAAGACAGTGATAAGCCTTCATTTAAACCTGAAGATATCGAAAACCTCGTGACTTCTAAGATCCGTGAAAACGAATCGATGAAGAAACAAACAGAGAATTTCAATACCGTTCAGGCTAAATTAAAGGAACGTTTT